TATTTATATCCGCCTGCGGCTTACCTTGTACCGTGCGAGCGGACAGAATTTAGCGGTAAAACCTACGGCGATACGGTCGAGTACCTCGTCAAAGTAATGGGAGAACGTGATTTGTGTGCTAATCAAATCGACCGTATCAGAGAATGGCAGGCAGAGGTTAGCAAATAAATGTTCGGATATAAAACAAAAAAACAGTTAATTGCGGAAGGATACACGCATTACGGCAGTTTGTGGGGCATACCTTGTTATATTGGTGATGTAGAAAGCGAAGCTCCCATAATCGCTACAGCTAATTTTATTCCGCAATGGTTCTTAGATGTAGCTGATTGGATTATGTTCACAATGCACGACTTAGTAAATGTGAATAATCCTGATGCAGAGCCGTTAATGTTTAAGATTTTACTGAAAAATCCAATAGAAGAATGATTACAGAGGAGCTTAAACGCTCCTTTTTTATTTTAATGAAAAGTAAATGCTACATAATTTAGCTATGGTTTCGGGGTTGGTTGGATAAAACACCGAGGAAATACCTAAGTGATGTGATTTATATAAAACAAAACCCCGAACATTTGCGGTGTTCGAGGTTTTTTATTACCCATTGAAACGGAATGAGTAACAAGTTATGGAAATTATTACATTTTTAACCGTAACCATCAAGGAGATTCTTATGGAATATGGTTTATGGCAAATAAGCCTAGCAGTAACAGTCCCTATTTTGGCGTTCGTGTCGCCAAAGCTGATTAATGCTATTGCTAATCTATTAAATGCAATGAAGTAAAGGAATTTAACCCAATGACTAAAAAAGGCGAGGTTAAAGCCACGTCTAAGTCACGTGGTCAACCTACAAAATATAAACCAGAGTACGTTACTCAAGTTGAAAAATTATGTCTGCTTGGCGCAACGGACAAAGATATAGCCGATTTTTTTGAAGTGGCTGAATCTACTATTAATAACTGGAAAATTGAATATCCTGAATTCTTGGAGTCCATAAAAAAAGGAAAGTTATTAGCTGATGCGAATGTAGCCAACAGCCTTTATAAAAGAGCATTGGGCTATGAGGCTCCAGATATTGATATTCGAGTGATTGATAATCAAATTGTTGAAACGCCTTTGATTAAGCATTATCCGCCAGATCCAACATCAGCCATTTTTTGGCTCAAAAATAGGCAGCCTGATAAATGGCGTGATAAGCAAATTCAAGAGGTTTCAGGGACTGTTACCAGCCAAAACATCAACCTATCCAACGATGAATTTAGGGCGATTGCCAAAGAATTATTAGAAAAGGTGTAGTTATGTTTCAGTTTAGTGCAGCACAAAAAATCGTGGCGGCTGAACTGGCAAGAACCGATCTCTATTTTTTCACTCGCTATATGTTTCAGCAAAAGCGGGGTTATCAATGGCTACAAGCACTACATCACGAATTGATTTGTGCCGCGTTAATGCGAGTGTTTCGTGGCGAGTGTAAGCGGTTAATCATCAACATTCCACCACGTTATTCAAAGACAGAAATTGCGATTGTGAATTTCGTGGCGTGGTGCTTTGGACAAGTGCCGGACTGCGAGTTTATTCACGCTAGTTATTCATCTACGCTTGCGGTTAATAATAGTTCAAATATCCGCTCACTTATTCAACACGAAGCCTATCAAGAAATCTTCCCGAATGTCACACTTGATAGTGAAGCAAAAAACCATTGGACAACCTCACAAGGCGGCGCGTTCTATGCCACCGGTGCAGGCGGTACGATAACCGGTTTTGGTGCAGGTAAAGAGCGAGCCGGTTTTGGCGGAGCAATTCTGATAGACGATCCGCATAAAGCTGATGAGGCTCGCTCCGAAGTAATGCGGCAAAATGTGATTGATTGGTTTCAGAATACCGTTGAGAGCCGTAAGAACAGTCCGGAAAACACGCCGATTATCGTGATTATGCAACGCCTGCACGAGAACGATTTAGCCGGTTGGTTATTAAACGGCGGAAACGGTGAAGAGTGGGAATTGTTGTGTTTGCCTGCTATTCAGAAAGACGGTTCAGCATTATGGCCGGAGAAGCACAGTATTGAGCAACTTCGCCAAATGGAACAAGCAGCTCCCTATATGTTTGCCGGTCAATATATGCAACGCCCAGCACCACTTGACGGCGGTGTATTTAAGCCAACGCAAATGCCGATCATTGAAGCGTTGCCGGTAGGTAAAATCAAATGGGTGCGTGGCTGGGACTTGGGGGCAACAGTGGGCGGAGATCCGACCGCCGGTGTTAAGCTCGGCAAATGCGAAGATGGTTCGCTGATCATTGCAGATATTGCACACGGCGATTTAGGGCCGGACGAACGGGATAATATGATCCGCAACACGGCAGCCTTAGACGGGAAAAGTGTGCGTATTAGCTTACCACAAGACCCGGGGCAAGCTGGGAAAACTCAAGCCCTGTATTTAACCCGAATGCTACAAGGCTATCCCGTTAAAACCAGCCCTGAGAGTGGCGACAAGCTCACCCGAGCCGAGCCGTTTGCCTCACAAGTGAATGTAGGTAACGTGAAAATGCTTAAAGGGGCGTGGAATGAGGGATTAATCAATGAAATGCGGTTATTCCCGAACGGCAATCACGATGACCGCATAGACGCTTGTTCTCGTGCTTATGCAGAGCTGTTGGCGAAAGGGTCTTCATATTTTGGTTAATTGCAAAATTTTATTGAAATCCAACCGCTTGTAGCAATACAGGCGGTTTTTTATTACAGAGAGAAATATGTTTGGTTGGTTTAAAAAAGAAGAGCCAAAACAAGAAATAGAAGAGCCTAAATCCTATTGGGCTAACGGTAAATTCTATCGTGGGCAACCGTCTAAACTGTTTCTTGATGTGTTGGCGAATATTGTTCAGAAAAATAATGAAATCAATACCGCACTTTCTGTCGGTCAAGATGGCGATAGTGAATCACGCTTGAAGATGTCGGTGCGAAATCCCGAAGCGATTAGCGTTGCCTTGGCGGATTGGTATGCTTCAAAGGCATTTATCGGGTATCAGATGTGTGCGATTTTGTCGCAAAACTGGCTTGTAGGTAAAGCCTGTGCTGTACCGGCAAGAGATGCTACCAGAAACGGTTTTGACGTGGTGTCTATCAATGGTGATGAAATCTCAGACGAAACAATCAAGCTGCTTCAACGCTTTGATAAAAAATACCGCATCCGCTGGCATTGTGAAGAATTTGTACGCTTAGGGCGTGTGTTTGGTATGCGGATTGCATTGTTTGACATTGAGTCAAGCGATCCTGAATTTTATGAAAAACCGTTTAATTTAGACGGTGTAGAACCAAACAGCTACAAAGGGATTATTCAAATCGATCCTTACTGGTGTGTGCCTATCTTGGTCGGCGGTGAGTTGAATAACCCGGCAAGTCAGCATTTCTACGAACCGACCTATTGGCAAATCAACGGTAAAAAATACCACCGTTCGCACTTGATGATTTTCCGCAATGATGAAGTGCCGGATATTTTAAAGCCTGTCTATATGTATGGCGGTATTTCAACGCCGCAGAAGATTATGGAACGGGTTTACAGTGCGGAGCGAACAACCGATGAATCGTTGGGATTAGTTACCTCAAAACGCACAACCGTATGGCAAACCAATATGGACGCTTTTATGGCGGACTTTGACGGCAATCGGGAAAAAATTCAAGCGTGGATTGCAACTCGTGATAACTACGGTATTAAGGTTGGCGATAAAGACGATGACCAGTTCAGCCAGTACGACACGACATTGAGCGACCTTGATGAAGTGATTATGACTAACTATCAAATAGTAGCCGCTGCTGCAAATGTGCCGGTAACAAAATTACTTGGCACATCACCGAAAGGATTTTCGACTGGTGCGGAAGAGGCGAAGAACTATCACCAAGAGTTAGAGAGTATTCAAGAACACGATTTGACCGAGTTTGTAGAACGTCATCATCAGCTTGTGATGAAATCATTTGGTAATGAGGTAGAAGATACCACAATTAACTGGCGACCGGTTGATTCTCCAACAGCAAAAGAGCTGGCAGAGTTGAATAAGCTGAAAGCCGATACTTACTCTACGCTAATTATGGCTGGTGTAATTGATGGTGCTGACGCTCGAACTGTGTTAGTAAAAGACCGAGAAGCCGGTTTTAATGATTTAGGCAATGTCAGCGAAGATTTAGATTTAACTGAAGAAGAAATCGCATTACTTAATTCGGTCAATGTGGAGCAACTGCAAAATGCACCAGAACAACACGCAGATTGAAGGCAAGCCACTAATAGCCAATGCTTCAACAGGTGAGCGTTATGCCAAAAGCATTAAGCGGTTAATGCGAGCAATGCACAAAGAGGCGTTAAATGGTATTCAATCTTGCTTTGAGGCTTATGCCGAAGATGATGACCTGCCAAAAAACGGCTCGATTGTGGCGCAGTTGCGGATTTTGTTTAGTCGGCTTTTAAGTAAGTATAATCCGATTTTTGCAATTTTAGCCAAAAAAACAACCGCTAGAATGGTGCAGGAGACGCTCAAACACTCTACTGCAACCATTAAGATGAGCTTGAAAGAGGTCGGCAAAGATTTAACGGTTAATCCTGATTTTATGGATGAGCGACTGAAAGAAATTACCCAATCCGGCACGCTTGAAGCGGTATCGCTAATAAAAACCTTGCCCGAGAAATACTTGGGCGATGTACAAAAGGTGCTGACACACTCGATTTCAACAAAGGGGAAAGGCTTTGCGGAATTAAAACCGTTTTTGCAAAAACTCTACAAAGGGAATGAGCGAAAAGCGGAACTGGTTGCTCTCGATCAAACTCGTAAGGTTTATCACAATGTTCAGGCTCATAAATTGCAAAAATTGGGTGTAAAAAAATTCAAATGGCTACATTCAGGCGGTGGGCGTGAGCCGAGGGCCTTACACGTTAAACTAAGCGGTCGGGTATTTTCGTTTGATGACCCGCCTTATATTGGCGATATGTACGGCGAAAAGGTTTATGGTTTGCCCGGTCATCTGCCAAATTGTGCGTGCAGTATGAAGCCTGTCTTCGATTTTGAGGTAGAAAATGATTAACATCACACAATCACATAGAAACCGTATTGAAAGACTGTTTTCGGTTGTCGCAATGGACGATAAATGGATCACAGTTAAGCCTAACGGCGAAAAAGGTAAAGGCTCACCGGTCAAAATTGACGACGAAGGTCGAATCATTGCCGGTATGGGTGGCAAATTCAAAGGCGAGAAAATTAACGAAATTCGTAAGAGTTTTAATGGGCCAAAAACGCCACAGCGAGAAACATTAGAAACAAAGAAACAACTTGAAAAGAACGTTCAGACAGTAACTCGTAAAACTGAGGAAAAGATTAAGAGTGCGGATGTGCCTGAACTACGAAGTTTATCTAAGACGTTAGAAAATATCTCTCGAAGTGCCGTAGCGACTTTAAACAATGAAAGCGTACAGCAAGAATACCTGAAGTTGAAAGGCAAGGTTGATAAAAGAATTGCTGAGTTAGAAAATTTATCTAAACCACTAAGTATAGCAGAAAAAATTAAGGCTTTATCACGTACTCAAGCAAAGGTAGAACGGGTGGAAAAGTCAAAACCTTTCTCTGCTCAAATTAAAGAGATTTATTCCCATCAACGAAATACTGAAGGAGCAAGAGATTTTTCAAAAATAAGTGAAACTGATACCGTTAATTTTGCAAAAGCATTGCAAAAGATTAACAAACAAGGTGGATATTCAGCTCAGAAATTTAATGAAATCGCAACATTTGCGTGGCAAAGAGAAAGTTTTGATGTAAGGCAATTAGGCTTAAATAAGGTTGCTGATGATTATGTCAAAGCAGGTTTGATGAAAGCAGTCGATCCTGATAGGCATATTTATGGACTAACAGAGCAAGGTGCCTATATTGCAAATAGTGTTGCTAATATTGTTGAAAAGGAAAAAGCGAACAATCAACCTAAGAAAAAAGGTAAAAGCATTCCGGCTCTTCCTGCTGGGTTAACTCCTGTGAAAATTGTAAATGAGGAGCAGGTAAGCTCTTGGGGAATATCAACAAACAGTAATCCGTCAGCTTCTGGGAGTAATTATGTTAAATCAGAAGCTACAATAAAAAAATCTAATGCTACTTACTTAAATGTCCCATACGCCGAAAAAGACGGGGCAAAAGCTCTTGGTGCAAAATGGGATAAGTTTAAGAAGAAATGGTATTTACCGGCAGGTAAAGAAATGCCGGAAGGGTTAAAGAAATATGCGACTGATGGTTTTTCAATCTCCGAACGCTTAGATATTTTGTTGCAAAGGATGAAACAATGACACTCGCACAAGACAAAAAAGATATTGACACAAACGGTTGGTTTGAAGTTAAAGACAACCCCCTCAGCAAAGAGGGGGTTTTTCTTTATCGGGGTTCGCAAATTCGATTACCTGACGGCACACAACCACCGGATTTAAACCAACTTTACCCTGTTTACCGCCCTGCTGAGGAGTTGGAAAAGTCAATCCCTAGCTTTCGCTTAATTCCGTGGGTGGACGAACACACGATGTTAGGCGGTGAGGAAATGGGAATGACACCGGCTGAAAAGAAAGGCGTAAATGGGGTAATTGGGGAAGACGTTTATTTTAAAAACGGCATATTATTCGGAAACATTAAGGTGTTTTCAGAACGGTTTGCCCGACAAATCGAGAACGGCAAGAAAGAGCTTTCTCTCGGTTATCGGTGCAGTTATGAACATAGTCCCGGCGTTTGGAATGGGCAGAAATATGACTATATCCAGCGGGATTTAAGGGGCAATCATTTAGCCTTAGTCGAAAAAGGCAGAATGGGGGCAGATGTTCGAGTTATGGATAGCAGTGATGTTGAGCCAAACCACGAACAGTTTATTTTTACTTGTGATTCCATAATGGAGAAAAAACAAATGACATTAAAAGAATTGCTGGAAAACGCAGCAAAACAGATGAATGAAACCTCCTCACTTTTGAGCAAAGCCGCAGAATTGGCGGAAGGTGGTGCGGAAGATGACGAGCCAACGCCTGAGCAGGAGCAAGAGCCTGAAATGCCAAGTCAAGAGTCTGATACTGAACCTGAATTTAATGAAGAGGGGCAAGACGATGAAGGCGATGTGTTAAGCAAATTGCTTGATGTAGTCGAGCGTTTAGATGCCCGTATTGCGAAATTAGAAGGTGGCAGCGGTCAAGATGATGACGATATGCCACCGGAAGAAACTGGTAAGGACGATGACAACAAGCAGTCAAATGAACCAAATGCAATGGATGCGGCGGAAATTACCAGTCGTGCTATCAAAGCTATTGGTGAACGAGATGCTCTGTATAAGAAAGTCTCTGCATTTACTGGGTCGTTTAATGTATCAGCAATGGACTCAGCCGATGCAGTAGCTAAATATGCTTGCTCGAAATTAGGCTTAAAAGCCCCAAAAGGGCAAGAAATGGCGATGATTACCGGTTATATGGCAAACCGTACGCCGGCAAATAAACAGCACCAAGTGAGTGTAATGGACGGCTTACCGGCAAGCGGTAAATCATTCCTTGATGGTCAAATCAATCAATAAGGTAGGTAGAAATGACATTTCAACAAAAAATCAATATTGAACAGGGCTTTGGTGTACCGGGTGATATTCATCTTGATTCCCCAATGCGTGCAGAAAGCCTTGTAATGAACTCAGAGGGTTCACAAAAAAACATTATTGGTTACGCTTTCACTAAAGACGCTGCAACCAATGAGGCAAAAGTAGGCGGTGAAATTGCAAGTGGTCGGGTGTTTGCAGGTATTTTGGCAAACTCCAAAGAATACCCATTACACGGTACAGAAAAAGGCACATTAGAGCCGACATTAGCATTGCCAGATCACAGTCGTGGTGATTTCGTTACGATGGGTGATGTCGTCGTTCGTGTGAAATCTGCGTGTAAGATCGGCGATTTTGTTGTGTACGATGCGACTACCGGCGAACTTTCTACCGTTGCAGATAAAGGCAATTTAGGTGGTAAACAGTTAGTGCCGAATGCGGTGATTTATCGCTATCCGGTAACCAATAGTAGCGGCGGTTTAACCGTAGTTCGTTTAACAAATTAAGGAAATGATAGATGACTAAATCAATTCAAAAAGGGCATATCAGCGGTCGCCGTTTTGCAACTCAAATGGCGGCACAGAAACCGGTGATTGCAATGGACTCTGAAAATGTTAAGGAGTTTGCAGCACTGGCAAAAATCGGTATTGGCTTTAGCCAAGACTACTTAAATAAAGCGCCACAAGCCTGGGCGATGGATGATGTGCAAGGCGGAGTATTTACAGGTAGCACCGGTGCACCGATTCAATTCTTGCAAGCGTGGCTACCGGGTTTTGTTCACGCTGCAACTGCACCCCGTAAAATCGATGAGTTAATCGGTATGACGACCGTGGGCGAGTGGCACGATGAAGAAGTCGTTCAAGGTGTGTTAGAAGCCACAGGCAATGCAGTACCATACGGCGACTTAACGCCAATTCCGTTAGCAAACTGGAACGTAGAATTTGCACGCCGTACCGTAATTCGCTTTGAACAAGGCATTGCGGTAGGTAAATTAGAATCTGCCCGTGCCGGTGCAATGCGTTTAGACAGTGCAGCTGCAAAACGTGTGGCGGCAACCAATGCGTTACATATTGAGCGTAACAAAGTCGGTTTCTACGGCTATAACGATGGCAACTCTCGCACCTACGGTTTCTTAAACGATCCGGCATTATTGCCATATAACACCGTTGCAACCGGCAAAGCAGGTGGCACAAAATGGGCAACTAAGACGTTCTTAGAAATTACTAACGACATCACCATTGCGTTTTCGCAATTAGCCGCCCAATCAAACGGCATTATTGAGCCAAAAACTACGCCAACGGTATTAGCATTACCAACCGGTGCGGATGTATATCTTGGTGTTGTGTCTGATATGGGCGTAAGCGTAGCTTCGTGGTTAAAAGACACTTACCCAAATTGTCGTGTAGCAACTGCTCCGCAATTAGTAAAAGCGAATGGTGGCGTTGATGTGTTATATCTCTACGCTGAAGAAGTTTATGGCGACAGCTCGGACGATGATAATCGTGTTTGGGTGCAAGCCGTACCGGCACAGTTTATGGCTCTCGGTGCTTACCCTGAAGGCAAAATTGTGAAGGAAGATTACACCAACGCAACTGCCGGTGTAATGTGTAAACGCCCTTATGCTGTTTATCGAGCTTCCGGCATTTAATGCAAAAAAACAACAAAAAACGACCGCTCTTTATGAGCGGTTTTTTATTACCTAAACAGGAGAAACATAATGCCTTATATCTATTCAACCTTAACTTGTGATAATGCTTATACCATTTATTCAGACGGTGCAAACGGCTTAAAAGTGCCACAAGGTAGCGTAATTGTTAAAGGTGGCACAGGGATTGCGAATGACCGTTTAATCACACCATTAGGGATTATCACTTCGGTATCGGAAGAAGAACTTAAACAACTCAAAGCAAACCCGATTTTTAAACAGCATTTAGAAAATGGTTTTATTGTGGTGCAGGAAGACGGCAAAGCACAAGATGCTGAAAAAGTGGCTGCGGATATGTCGTTAGACAATAAAGATGCACCGGTTACGCCGTCTGACTATCAAGCTGAGAATGCCGGCACCAAAGTAAAAAACAACAAAGGTAAGTAACAATGAACATCACCGACTTTCGCACAATGTTTCCTGTATTTGATGATTTAGACGATCCAACAATCGAGCTTTGGGCGGAGGTGGCGGAAGAACATTTAAAAGCAAGTTGGGTATTAAACGGCAAGCGGTTAGAGATTGCAATGCGATTAATGACCGCTCATTTACTCCATACCAACAATGTTGTGATAAATGCAGACGGCACAGCACAACAAAATAGCAGCGGTGGTGGCATTGTTGCTTCTGCTTCCGAGGGTAGCGTAAGCGTTTCATTCGCAACACCGCCGACTAAAAACGCTTGGCAGCATTGGCTTGCCGGTTCGCCCTATGGCTTGCAGTTGTGGGCGTTGCTAAAACAATGGTCTGCAGGTGGTTTTTATATCGGCGGTTTGCCGGAACGTAAAGCAGTGCGGAAAGTCGGTGGGGTGTTTGTGTGAGTGCAAAATTTAAAGCAGCGTTGGAGGCACGGATTAAAGCCGTGAAAGACGCAAATAAAAAGGTGGTTAAAGTCGGTATTGTTGGACATCAACGCTATGATGATGGCACGCCTGTTGCTTATGTTGCGGCGATTCACGAGTACGGCGGAATATTTACTGTTCCTGCCAGACAGGCGACTATTTATCGACAAATAGATAAAAATGGCGAATGGACACAGAAAAATGGTAGTCGCTTTGTCAGCAAGAAAAAATCGAATTTTGCGACAGAAGTAACTATTCCTGCTCATACAATCACCATTAAGCCGAGACCTTTTTTTAGACCTGCTTTCTCCAATAATAGGAAAAAGTGGCAAAAAGAAATTTCAAACCTATTAAAGCAAGGGCATTCTGTAGAAGAGGCATTAGAGCTTGTCGGTAGTGTTGCCGCCGGTGATGTATTTGAGGCACTAAGCAAAGTAGAAACACCCAAATTAGCTGAGAGTACAATTAAAGCGAAAGAAAAGCGTTATAAATCTAAATCAGATTACCGCCCAGACAAACCTCTTTTTGCAAGTGGCTTGCTTTCAGAATCCATCTCATATGTTGTTGTAGATAAGGAGTAGTTGTGCAACTGACACAATCACACATTGAACGGATTAATCGCTTATGGCTGGCAATGTCATTTGACAGCAAAGAGTGGGACGAAAGCAAACACCCGAGGGCGGCAAACGGGCAGTTTGGGAAAGATGGCTCACAATCTGCAATGAAGTCTGTGAAAGCGAATATCGGGCGAGGTCGCTCAGCGATGAATACCGCAATCGCAGAAAAAAGAACTGTTCATCGTGCAATGTATCATAACGAACTTGGCTGGATTGATTTTGAGTGGGGTGATACTGGAAAAATTAAAGCCAGTGGGAAAACCAAAGGTGCTATGGGTATATCTCACATTATTGAATCTCGTATGAGAAAAGATAATTTAAGTTATGAACAAGCTACCAAAATGCTGACAAAGAATGTCGTGGAAGCCATTGCTAAAGGGAAGACTGTTGATAAGTTCGAGAAAGGAAACGTAACGGCACTTAAAATCGACCACGAGAAATGCCGAGTATCTCTTAGAAAATCAAAAGGCAGTAATGCTTGGATTATTACTGCCTTTGAGTTATTTGAAGATGCAGGTAGCAAGGGGGATGGCAAGACTACCGCTACTGAACATCAATCCTATTCCGCTCGTATTGATGCAGGAGCTTCAAGCAAAAACAGTATAACCCCAAGATCAATTTCTAATCAAGTGAAAAAACGAATAAATTCGCTTTTCCAAAGAAATAGGTAAATGAACAATGAACCTACGCCAAATCGCAAATCGTGCGATCACCACAGTCAATCCGAATATTCCGGCAGTATTGAAACTCAATGCCGGAACAGAAACGGATGACACCGGCAAAAGAGTGGCAAAGTTTGATGAAATCAACGTCAAAATTCAGCCTCAAAGCCTTTCAACCAATGATTTACAGCTTTTTGACAGTCTCGCCCAACAGGGTCAGTTGCTTAATGTTTATATTTCAGGGCAGATTCACGCCCTACGCCGCCTTTCTCAACAGGGAGCGGATAAATTAGTGTTTAAGGCTTTTGGCGAAAAAACGGAATCAGAATGGCTGATTAAATCCGTTGCCGAAAGTTTTCCTAACTGGTGCAAGGTGGTGATATGGCGGCAGAAGTAACCTTAAACACCACTCATAATGATATTTATCGAGAAGTCCGGGCTTATTTGCTCGGGCTTTTTCATTTAGAGGGCGATCAGGTTATTCGAGGCTATAGCAATAACGCACCGCTACCAAATCCGCCGTTTATTTTGATGAATATTATTCACGAACAAGCCTTATCCACTAATGCTTATGATTACAGCATTGATGAAGGCAATGTAGAAGTGATGCAGAGCCTTGAAATTCAGATGCAACTTGACTTTTACGGCGAGACAAGCGGTGAAATTTCACGGAAATTTTGCACATTATGGCGGAATTTATACGCCTGTGAGCGATTGGAGCGTTGCCAGCCGCTTCATTGTGACGAACCGAAATATTTGCCGTTTACCAATGAAGCCAGCGAATACGAGGAGAGATATATGGTAACGGCATATTTAACCTACAACCCTGTGATCACTCACGAACAAGATTTTATTACCAACCCAAGAATTTCTATTCATTCTTTATAGGAGAACAACATAGCTATGTTTCAATCTATTCCTGCTTCCCGGATTGTGAATATCAGTCCTGCGGTATTAAGTGCCGGTGGTTCGCCACTCTCAATGAATGCCGTGTTTTTAAGCAAAAATCAAAATCTGCCGACTGCTCAAGCCGTACCGTTTGCGACTGCTGATGCGGTAGGGGAATACTTCGGCTTCGCCTCAGAAGAGTATCAAGCGGCGGCAGTTTACTTTAAAGGCTTTGACAACTCAACCATCAAACCCGGCACACTGTTTTTCTTTGCCTACAACGAGGCAGCAGAAGGGGCTTTCTTGGTTGGTAATTCAGTAAAAGGGTTGTCATTGGAAGAATTGAAAACGGTTTCAGGCTCTCTTACTATCAATATTGATGGTGTAGAGAAGACCGCTTCGTCAATTAACCTCCGTTCATCAAAAAGTTTTTCGCAGGCGGCAGAAACTATTTCTTCCGCACTGGGCGATGTAACGGTTTCTTTTGATCCGCAGTTGCAATCATTCAAGATTTCATCCGGCACCACAGGTTCATCATCTGCTATCACTTTCGCAACCGGTGATGTTGCAGACAAGTTAGGCTTATCGCAATCAGTCGGTGCGGTTATTTCCCAAGGTAGTGCTGAAACATCGCCGACTGAAACAATGCAGCAGGTGATCAAATCCACTTTAAACTGGGCGACATTTACCACCGTATTTGAGCCAAGTTTAGACGACAAAAAAGCCTTTGCGAAATGGAGTAACGACCAAGATCAGCGTTTCTTGTATGTTGCTTGGGGCAAAGAAGCCGGTGCGGTACAAGCCGGTAATAACACTTGTTTCGGAGCGTGGTTAAAAGAATCTGCTTATAACGGCACAGTTGCTATTTATGGCGGACTAGATAAAGCCGCTTTTGTGTGTGGTGCAACCGCTTCTATTGATTTCACCGAACGACAAGGACGAATTACTTATAAATTCAAAGGGCAAGCCGGTTTAACTGCCGATGTAACTGATGCCACTGTTGCACAGATTTTGGAAGATAACGGCTACAACTATTATGGAGCTTGGGCAACCGCAAACGACCGCTTCTTGTTCTTGTCGCCGGGTCAGATTGCCGGCAAATGGAAATGGATTGACGCTTACATCAATCAAATTCGCCTGAATAGCCAATTACAACTTGCCTTGATTACCTTGCTTACTTCGGCGAAGTCTGTGCCATATAACGCTCTCGGCGTGGCTTTACAACGTGCGGCTTGTCAAGATCCGATTCAAGAGGCGTTAGATTTCGGCTCTATCCAAATTGGTGTGGCATTAAGCGAACAGCAAAAAGCCTTAATCAATAAAGACACCGGAATGGATACCGCCGCCCAAATTGAGGCACAAGGTTATTCACTCTATATTGGCAAAACTTCGGCACAGGTGCGAGGTAAACGCCAGTCAATGCCGATGAAGTTATGGTACACCGACGGCGGCAGTGTTCACGCCATTAACCTTGCTTCTATTAACGTTCAATAACAGTAACAAGCGGTCAAATTCGACCGCTTTTTTGCAAAAAAAGGAAACGAATAAATTATGCGTACAAATATTGATAAAACTCTGACCGCCGCAAACAGCATTCTACTTGTGCGGGCAAAGGGTTATAACAAATCGTGGGTCAAAATGGAAGGATACGCCGCCGATAATGCCTTTGACTTCGGGCAAGGTGCAATCGGCGAAACCGTGATCGGCGTTGATGGTGTGCAATCAGGCGGATTTACGCCTTATGAAGTCGATTTAAATATTCAACTTCAAGCCAACAGCCCGAGCCGTTCTTTTTTTGATGGTGTGATTAACCATATCAACAACAACCAAGAAACTGTGCCGTTTGAATTCTCGTGCGAAATTCCGTCTATCGGCAAACGCTATTCGGCAACCGGCTTTTTAGTGAACATTCCGGGCGGTACGAATGCGAAGAAATTGCTTGAATCTGCGACCTATTCATTCAAAGTCGTGAATAACGGTGCAGAAGATATTTAACCTTTAATGTTCCCAAACAGCTTTAAATCGTGAGTTTACGAGCCTGTAATAAGGTAGGAATGTTGCGGTAATTCACAACCCGATCAGAAATGGTCGGGTTTTTTATTATCCAAAATTCATAAAAGGAAAAAATAATGAAAGCATTAAAAGCAAAATTTTTTGGTTCAGACATTTTAGTTATCAATCAAAATGATAAGCCATATGTACCAATGAAGCAGGTGGCAGAAAATATCGGTTTAGTTTGGCACGCTCAATTTGAGCGATTACAACGAAATGAAGTACTTTCACAAGGTATTCGTGTTATACGAATACCTTCAAATGGTGGTGAGCAAGAAGCAGTTTGTTTGCCGTTACATTACCTTAATGGCTGGCTGTTTGGTGTAAATCCTTCTCGTGTAAATCCCGAGATCAAAGAAAAGCTGATTCGTTATCAAACAGAGTGTTACGAAGTCCTATGGGATTATTGGACAACCGGCATTGCCAAATGGGAGGACATCCGCCAACAACGTGAAAACTTAGAAGAAAATGAAAGTGAATCAAAAAAGCGTGGCAGTGAGGCTGGGCGAGCGTTGCAAAAACGAAAAGTAGAAAAGCATACCTATGAAATTGGCATAGAGAGACTAGATAGAATGGAACAGCTGTTACTTGAATTTTAAAGATATAGGGTAAATTCAGCAAATGGATCTGTTCTTAGATATTTAACCACCTCAGAGGAATAAAAAAATGGCTTTAAAAACAAAAAAAATCACGATTGAAAAGGGACGAGATGCAGGCACGACGTTTTTGATTACGGAAATGCCGATTGCCAAAGCGGACAAGTGGGCTTCTCGTGCATTACTTGCCTTGGCGAGTGGAATGGAAGGTATCCCGTCAGCTTCGGAAGGGATGCTGGGAATGGCAAGAGTTGCACTAGCGGCTTTTAAGCAGATTCCGGAAGAAAAAGCCTTACCGTTATTAGATGAACTATTGGATTGTGTAGAAATCGTGATGGATAGCGGCTCAACCAGACCGATTGATTTAGCGATTGGTGATGTGAGTGACATCACAACGCTTTGGAAATTGCGAAAAGAGGCGTTTGCGTTGCATATTGATTTTTTGGATCTCGAACTTACCCCGATCTCGGAGTAAGTAAAGAAAGCAATGCTGTTGCGTATGTGAATGTAAGTTCGGTTGTTGGGGTTGTGGTAAGTAGTAAGCTGGCAACCTTGCACGAATTACAGACTATTTATGGGCTGGAAGATGCTCTAGATCTAATTGAAGTGTTCAGCGTGGATACTTATAACCATAGGGATAATAAATAATGTCAGAAGTTATTGATACATTAGCGATAGAAATTGCGGCGAATGATAGTTTTACGGCAGTAGCAAAGCCGTTATTATCCCTATTGGAACGTTTAGAGGGAGCGGTCAATAAAAACACCGAAGCCTTAGACAACCACGGGAAAGCGGCTGAAAGTGCCGCCAAAGGCACTAAAAAGCTCAATACTGAGCAGGGTAAAGGCGAAAAATCCACTAAAAAATCGACTAAAGCCCTGCAAGAGCAGGAAAAGCAGATCAAGAAAAATGAAAAAGTCGCTAAGAACTTACTGCAAGCGATTGGCGGTTTTACCAAAGCGATTGGTGCATTAGGCACAATGATTTTGGCTGGCGTTGGACTTGACCGCCTTGTGCTTGATACAGCCAAAGCTAACAAAGAATTGGCTATGACATCTAAGAACCTGGGAATGACCAGCCAATCGTTAGCAGCTTGGCGAGGTGCAGCAGAGCTTTCAGGCGGTTCTGCACAGGGGCTTACCGGTTATCTGAATAACCTTTCTGCCGGTCTTACCCGTTTAACTGTACAAGGTGATGCCTCTGTTACTCAGTTTTTTTCTCAACTGGGTATCAATCTATTAGACGGCTCACAAAAAGCCAAAAAACTTGAAGACATTATGCTGGAATTGGCAGACAAATTCAGCTCAATGGATAGAGTAAAAGCCTTTGGCATTGCCCAGCAAATGGGGATTGATGAAGGTACGTTTGAAATGCTGGCGCAGGGCAGACAAGGTCTTGAAGAGCATTTGCAGAAAACCGCTAAAATCTACAAATCCAATCAACAGGATTTAGAAACCGCACGCAAACTGACCGCAGCAACTGCCTATTTAAACCAGCAATTTGAAGGTTTAAAGCTGATGATTGCCAATGCCGCAATGCCGGTATTACTCAAAATTGCCGATGTAACCAATGCGTTTTTTGAATATTTGCAGAAAAATGAAAACCTTGTAAAGGGGGTATTTTATGGAATTGCGGGGGCGATCTCTATTGCTCTAATCCCAATGCTTATTAGCGGTGCAAGTGCTGCTTTAGCGTTTATTGCTCCATTCCTGCCAATGATTTTAATTGTTGCGGGGTTAGCAGCAGCTATTGGATTGCTCTACGATGATTATGAAAAGTGGGCGAACGGAGGTACTTCGCTATTTAACTGGGGATTATTTAAGAAGTGGATTTTTGATGCAGATTTTACCGTTGGCAATCTGAAAAATGCGTTTGCCGATTTATTAACCGGTTATAAATCTTGGGAAGACGCGGTTAATGCTGCTAAGTCTTGGCTAGAACTTAAAGGCTTTACCAAAGATGGGAAGATGTCTATAGATAGCTTGGCAACAGGTTTCAAAAATGTGGCGAAAGATATATATAACTCGCTTCTTCCTGCACTAGATAAAGTATTAAATGTCATCAACCTATTACTTGATGGAGAATTTGTTGCAGCGTGGGACGCAGCAAAAGAGTTAGGGAAAGACGCGTTTAATGCCGCAGTAGATTTTGTTGGTGATAATATTGTTGGTGATGCACTGAAAGGTGTCGGTGGAATAATAGATGCTGGCGTTACTAATATAGAAGAGGCTGTCAATACGGGTAAAAAATATTGGAATGGCGAGATTACAGGCTCAGAAGCTCTTAAAGAAGTAACAGGGAATTTTGCCAAGAATGCTGAGAAAGCAGTCGATGAGGTTGTTAATTTTGCAGATAACGCCATTACAAGGGTAGAAAATGGATTTGTTCGATTTGTGAATATTTGGGGCGGATTTGACCCAGATGAAGTTGGTCCTACCGGTAATGAGAACAAACTGATGGATAGCAAGAAAGGATTTAGTAAAGGAAATTTTGTCTTTGAGGGGCAACAATCTGTTAAAGGTCTTACGCAAGAAGAAACAGGGGCATTGGCTGCTCAAATGGTGAAGCGTGAAAGTGGTGGAAACCTCAGAGCGGAAAATCAATACGGCTATTTAGGATTATATCAGTTTGGTGCGGCCGCATTAGTTGATGCAGGGTTAATTGATGATGCAAAATATAGAGCAGCAGTAAGAAAACACGGTAAAGGATTATCTAATGGTTCTGATGCTGATGTTCACAAGGCATTTTTAGCAGATTCAAGCAACTGGACTATTAAAGGTGGTCGAGAAGCTTTCTTAAGCAATAAAGCTATTCAAGATAATGCAATCGTAGCTCTTATGAATAAGAATGTTGGATATTTAGGCTCTACTTATCAAGGTTCTGCGGAGCATAAAGCTGGATTATTGATGGCAGCTCACTTAAAAGGAGCTGGCGGAGCGAAAGCTTTTGCAAATTCAGGTATAGATAGCTCAGATGGGAATGGAACAAAAATATCTGATTACTATAATACAGGGCGAAAGGCGATTCAGTTAGCTAAACAAGGTAAATCTATTCAGAGCAAGCCTATCAATTTGAATACGCCAGTTGGTGGCTATGCAGTAGCAAATGCACTAAAAGCTAATCAGCATACCTTTACCACAATGCAAAACTTGGCTCAACCGCAAAATATTAGCAACAACCAAAAAACAGAAGTTGCATTTAATGGGGGAATTCATATAAACTCAACAGCGGGAACACTTGGCGGAACAGCTCAAGATTTTGTTAATGGGGTGCAAAACCGAGTGAATGTGATGCAATTTAATACGGGATTGTCATAATGAAAAGAGCATTTATCCTTTTACCTATAATTTTTTCTTCCAATGCTTTTGCTGATGAGATGTTGTTTTCTTGTTTAACAGAAAAGAATAATATCATTAGTCTCATCAACAAAGGGGATATGGTTGAATATCAAGTTGCTAGCGCTAAAACGGATAAAATTACATTTTCATTTGAACAGCCAATAGGGAATATCAATCTTTCTTCTTCTGTTGAGCAAGGTGTTACTCAAAAGGTGTATCAGATATCAAACAATGGATATAGATACGATCTTGTTGTGTGGGAAAAAGAAAATAATAAACTCCCTGTTGGGGTAGAGGCTAAAGATCCTAGCGGCAAAACAGTATCGACTAATCGTTGTAAGGAATTTATAGATTTCATAAATAGCGATACTGATAATAAAGCAGAGGAAAATACTTCGAGCAATGAACCTGTATCCAATCAGGTTTATGAAGAAGGGATGTATCGTGTCGGGCGAGATATTCCAGCAGGAGAGTATAAATTAACAACCACAAATAAAGAGCGTGGTTATTTTACAATTTATTCTAGCTCTGAGCGTGATTCTGTAATTGCTGTTGATACTTTTAAAAATTCAACATATCTCACGGTGAAAGAAGGGCAGTATTTAGAACTTAGAAATAGTAATGCACAGCTTGTGGAATAATCCGGTTAATTTGAGGTCTATTATGTTTAAATTTAAAAAACAATCTAATCAAAGTAGCAGTAACCAAGAAAATAATAAAATATCTATTGCTGATGAATTGGACAAACTTGTTTCGTTAAAAGAGAAAGGTATTTTATCAGAACTGGAATTTGAAAAAGAAAAAGATAAGTTGTTAAATGGAGCTAAATATCAAGCTCAACAACCTACGTTTATTATTCAAAACTCAGCATCTTCATCTTCGTCAGCTTCTGCAACTGCGGTGGTTAAGCGTTCGGGTTGTTTATCTAGCATAATCAAGGCTCTTTTGGCTCTATTTGTAATTTTCTTGATATTAGATTTTATAGCTTGGTCTTCAGGGAATAAAACAGCGTCAGAAGTAAAAGCTAAACAACTAATCTCTGACAAGCAATGCAATCAGCTAATAAAAGATCTGATTTATCACAAACACGCTCAAGATATTTGTCTTGTTGAGGCGAAACTGGGAGAATTTAATTCTAATTTAAATGGAGATAGTTTTGCTGAATACTCAACTCGTAATGGCTGTCCTCAATTACCTGAAAATGTAGCTTATAAATTACAAGAGGAAACATCTTTAAATTTCATAAATGCTCTAAAATCTTCACCAAGCAAAGTTGAGTTTTGTAAAAAAGAACTACCTTATTTTAAAAAGCTAGTTCAGAAATATGCTTCATAATAAAATGAAAACCATAAAAAACGAGTAAAACTACTATAGAGTAGAGCCCATTATGTTAAATGGGCTTTTTTATTACCAAAAACAAACCCCAAGAGCCGCAAACTCTTGGGGTTTTTCATTTAACCATTAATACGGAATGATTAAATAAATTATGAGCAATTATAGCAAAACAAAGTTAAAAATCCACTTAAAAAAGGGGTTAGAAATGGAAACAAATGCAAGTCCTATTATGCGTGGTGCGATAGCTATTTCAATCGTACTTATAGCGTTGGGCGTTTTTGCCTTATGTGTAACACCGTTAGCAAATGTGTTGATTGAGATGATAAAATAGCTTTACAAACCAAAATTTGAGTAGTACTATTTCCCCATAGGCGTCGAAACCTAAACAAACAGCGGCAATCCGCACCCGTCAGACAAGCGGTTTTTTTGTGTCTAAATTTTGCGATCTTTTTCCAGCCATTAGAAAAAGATTGTACAGGCTCAATGTCGAGAGGGCGGAGAATACAATACCCGAAAGGGGAATAATCCCGACCGTCTGTTTGCGGTTTTCGAACCTCTCGGCACCCTATTGAATAGGGAAAACTAAACTTCGAAAAAACAAACAGGAGCAGACTTATGTCTAATCAAATTACTACTCAAACTCTTTCTTTTTACGGTTCAGATCTTATTACTTTAAAAGTTGAAGATGTTATTTACACGGCAGTTCGCCCGATTGTTGATGCACTAGGCTTGTCTTGGGGTTCTCAACAAAGAAAACTTGAGAATTCCAAAGAAAAATTCAGTTGTACTCATATGAAAACAACTGGATCAGACGGCAAAACTTATGAAATGCTCTGTATGCCAATCAAAAAACTCAACGGCTGGTTGTTTAGCATTAATCCTGAAAAAGTGCGGGTAGATTTAAAAGAAAAAGTGATCTGCTACCAAGAAGAGTGTTTTGAGGCACTCTACAACTACTGGCACTTAGGCAAAGCGGAGCGTTTGCAAAATTCAGCGGAAAATCAGACCGCACTTCCCGAGCCAACCCTCACAGCAGAAGAGCAAAATATGCTACAAAATGCGGTAAAAGCCACGCACGAACGCACCAAGCTCAGCTACGGCGAAATCTGGGCAAGAACCAAAAACAAATTCAGGGTGGCTGAGTACAAGCAAATCAAGTGTAGCGATTTACGAGACGCTCTGATTTATGTAGCCAGTATGCAACCTGCCTGTATTGATAGACCAAGACAGACAATCAATGTGGATTGGTTCAATATGATGAACTTCGCCTTGCTACTGAAACAATACCACCGTTTCACCAAAGATTTACCGCATATCCACACCTACTTGTCGGCACTACCCGAGCACAGTGCAATGGCAGGATTGCTGAAAAATCA